TACAGGTTTGTTGAGCCTTCAGGTACTTCATCAGTGTCAGGCATGTGTGATACACGCGTAAGAATCGTACCTTGTGTTGCGTGCGAACGAGTAACAGCCGCAATCTGAACAATATGGTTAGGTGGAGTGGGTTTAGTAGAGGTATAACCACCAGCTGTTGTCGGGTCTACATATAAAATAGTCCCTTCAGTAAAACCAGAGGTGTCTATATCTCGTACTTTACCCGATGAAGTAACATAACCAAAATCATTAATAGCGAATGACTGTGTAGCTACACCAACAATGTGTGACGGGTCAAAACCAACCGCGCCCATATCACACTTAGCGATAAGTAAGTGACCACCTTGCGCGCCTGCGAACATAACAACGTCACCATTGTTAATCGCTTCAGTAGCTTTTGCGTAGAAGACAAACTCTTGGCCCGCTTGTAGCGTAACCTGAGCGTTAAGAGGTACATCTAACGTACCTTCATCTACATTCCACGTCAACGGACCTGACATACCATCGAGGGTCAAGTCCTGAAAAGATGCGGAGTCGCCTGACTCATACTTATCGGTGTTTAAATTTGCAAAGTTATCGTCCACTTCTTGGTTGGTAAGTGGGGAACCCTTCACAAGGCGCAAAGTAATGTCAGACATAGTGACTCCTATTTATTATTTATGTTATGCGGCGCTTAGAGTAATGGTCCAAGTAATCGCCATGGTGTCATCTGCACCTTTATTAACTACTGGGAAAGTAGTTCTACATAACATTGTACCAACTGCTGACGCGTTAAATATACCTGCTTCGGTAATTGCACCTGTGCCTTCACCTGCCTCAAAAGAAGAAGTGTAAGTAACAGTGTTATTACTATGCGTGGTAGAATCTAACGGCTCACGAACACCTAAAACAGACTGTAAGTCCGTATCATTTGCCGCAGGAGAGTTAGTACCAGAACCTACTGCCATGTGTGACATAACACCATCGGTGGCATCAGTCATACGTGAGCAGATAAACGCCAAGCCAGTGTTGACGATTAGGTTTGTTTCTTTACGGTTCTCTTTCACGTTGCCATTTTTATCTTTAATGACAATGTTAAGTTCGCCTTTTAGTTTCAATGCGTCTTTCAACATAATTAGCCTCAGAAAAGTTGTCTATTACCGACATAATCTCCGCCGAAATACGAGGGGTCTTCCACGTAATCCTGCCAGAACAACGCTCCAGAGTCGGTAACGGATGCTGAATCGCTGTTATTACTTCCGAATGATTTTACATCAGAATCTAGTACAGTTCCATTATCTTGTGCTTTAGTGCCTACAGCCTTGTATATGGCGGTGTCTAAAGAACCTGAGTCAGTAAACTCGCGTGAGTATTGGACGGTACTGTTAAACGAATCGCTAGTAGTTATAGCGTCTGCTTTAAATAAATTTGGGTTAAGCGTCGTGTTATCAGACCCTGCCGACGAATCGGTAAATAGTCTAGCGTATGCAACATCTCTACTTAGGACATCGCTTGTACTAAAGTTATCGACTAAGGTTTTGCCGAAGTGCATGGTCTGGTCGTCGTCTATGTTAGACTCGCCCAAGAAATCGTCGGTAGCGTTAATTGTATCTGATAACACCCGCGCTACATCGAATCTAATTATAAAATCTAACGAGCCTGCGTCGTTATTAACCTTACCTATAGATAAAGTATCGTAGTCCGTAACTGTGTATGCGTTGCTAAATACTTTGCCCGCACCTACAGATATACTTTCATCTGCGTCGAATGCGTCAGTTTTGGTAGTCGTTGTGCCTTTGGATAAACTTTCAGAACCTACAGTGGTATCGCCTAGTACTTTAGATGTGTCAAATGTAATAACATCGACAATACTTGTGTCTTCTAAGAAGTTACGTCTAAACTGTACAGTGTAAGATATACTATCATCAACCGTCCCAAAGTCTGGGTCTGCATGTTTTTGTAAGCCTACGTCTAGTAGCTCTTCAACTACTACTGTATCGAAGTTACCTTTACCGTGAAATATTTTAACCGCTTCATCTACAAAACCTGCTTCATCAAACAAAGACTTACTAAACGTAAACGTTGCATTATCGGTGCTAACAAGCACATCAAACGCTTCATGTCTGAGTAGGTAGTAACCTAACGTAATGCCGCTAGCGGTCATTAGTGTGTAGTAAGAATCAAACGTAGCTTGTACGTAAGAAGTGTCAGCGGTAAGAGCTGTATGAGAAGTTGTTGCGGATAAATCGGTAGAACTAACCGAGTAAGAGCCTTCGACGTACTCAACTTTGTACGCCAGTTTGGTAATACTTACATTACCTTTCGGCTCTACCTTGGTTATTTTGAATGACATTAATCAAAATCACTACGCACTTTAAATTTAACAAGGTCGTACATAGTTTGAATCCCACCGTCAGAAAAAGTAACTTCAACTTCGCCTTCATATAAACCATCAGAAGCGAAAGGAGTACCCGTGAAAGGAAATATAACAACACCACCTGTCTCATCAGAAGTAACCCCACTAATCTCTTTAAGGATTGTAGCGTCTCCAATTTCTCGAATGCGTAGCTTAGTAGTAGCGTCAGTCAAGTCAATCGGTGCCCAAGTGTTTGAGTCGTTTGCATCATAACGTTGGCCGTCAGGAGCGGAAGCCGCGTCCTTTAGCTCGAAACGTAGGTCGGGCAGTGTGTCGCCCGTCACTAACTTTATTGTATCTAAGTACGCCATTATCTACTCCTAGACTTTCGGTGCCGCACCAGTAGTGCCTTGTAGCTCTACACCTAACGCATTAGAGAACGCGCCGTAGTGTGCTTGAGCACGCTGAGCGTTGCCTGCGTATTCACTATCTTTAGTGTAAGCGCGATACAAAATGTAATCGATAATTACGTTACCATAAATATCAGGAATGTCGATGTCGCCTGTAACGTCAGAGTAATCAGAGCCGTCAGCCGGTTCAGCTACATCTGTAGGGAACGCTGAGTAGTTAATCTCAAGCGTAGCATCCGTAGTTGCAGGTGGATAAACATAAAATACCTTCGGGTCACGAGCGTCATACGTGTAATGAACAATCGTATCCACACCGGCTAAGTTGTACCAGTTAGGAATCTGAGTGTCTAAAATCTCGCGTGGTACTTGGCGTACCGCTTCATTAGCACTGTTACTGCCTGAGTTACGAATAACATCGATAAGCTTAGAGCCGTCCGCAGGTAGGGCTTGTTTCGTCCCTGCCACACAAGTTAGCGTAGCGTTCTTGTTAGACGCGTCTGGGCGATAAAGGATTACTTCACGCTGACCATCGTTGAGGTAGCGAACTAACTCAGGAATAGGCCAACGAACTGATGTCGTATCTTGTAATGTATCGACAACCCGACGGATTATTGATTGCGCGGATAAAGCCATGACTACCTCACTAGTGGTATTGATTTGGCTCGCGTTCCACCACGGATACGTCCGTAGTAGCTTTCAACACGAGACTCTTGCATGTGTTTAGACGCTTCCATGTCCTTCATCATAGCGACTTCAGGATTAGTAAACGGCATGTTAGGGATTTTAGTTAAGTAAGCAACAGCACCGGCAACAATACCTTCGGCCCAAATATCAAACAAATCATTTTCTAAAGACGTTGCTGAACGTGTAGGCGCAAGCGCTACTACAACATCAACTTTATACTTCTTGTCTGGTTTAGGATATAGGTTAAGTACAAAATCAGAGTCTATGCGCGAAGTATAAAATACTGACGGCATACCTTCGTTGTCGCCTAGCAAAGGAACGTCTTCTTCAAACACGCCTTTTATTTCTCGCCCATCTATATTAACACTCAACACACGTGCTACACGCATTTGATTGTTAGGGGATTCTAAGTCATAGTTAACTAAATTTTTAATCGTGCTAAAACTATCTAAAGGCTGACGTAGTATTAGTGTTTTCTCACAATACCTAATAGCAGAATCAAGCACAGCTTGGCGTGCCATAGGCTCAGAACATCCTACTACGTAAGGAAGTACACGTGGAAAAAACTCGTCAATACTAAGCATGATAGCCTCATAGATTAATTGCTAACGAAATTCTACCAACTATTTAGTTGCTTTGCGAGCTTTAGTTGCTCGTTTCTTAGGCGCAGGTGCTTCAGCTTTAGCAGGCTCTTTAGGTTTTGTAGAGTTATACTCAGCAAAAATAGAGCGACCTTTGTCAGTCATTGCCCATGTATTGCCTTCTAAGCGAGCTACAATTTCAACTTTGTTGTTGTACTTAACACGCGCTTTATTAGCTAAAATCTCACCATCAAACGCGTTTAATAAAGTTTCTACGTCTTTCATCTTAATTCTCCAAAAACAAAAGGGGGCCAAAGCCCCCTAGAGTATAGCACTATAAAGTACTAATTAGCTAGCCGAGCCAACTTGTGCAATTACAAGTGCTTCAGGCTTAACTACTTTACGGCCATATACTGCTAAACCACGAACGATGTCGCCGAAATCAGTTTGGTTACGTAAAGGCTCAGTCTTATCAACAGTCATCGCGAATGAGATAGCATGGTTAGTACCTGCAATCATTGTACGACGTGCTTTTGCGTTAGTTAAATCAGCGCCACCAGAGGTTGCGTCAAGACCAGATACTAATGCTTTACCTGCTTCACCTTTAGGAAGTAAGTTAGAAACGTATACAGAGAAACGGTCTAACATACCAATCTTACCAGTGCGAACTACAGAAGCGTTATCACCTGTGAAGTACGCTTGAGCAATGCTTGACTGCATTAACAAGTGACGGTCATAAGGAGTGATAATTAAGAAACGACCATCTTCTGGTACGTTCTGCTCATCAAGAACAGAAGACATACGTAAGATAGCGTTTAATACGTTTTCAGCAGTAGACTGATCGATTGGAGCAACGTCTGTACCTAGGTCATAAGACGCAGAGATAGCACCGGCAGTAGCACCTTCGTTTGCAGTAGCAGGACCTTCAGTTACAAAAGAGTTGAAGAATACTTCGTTCTCGATTGAAATTTTAAGTTGCTTAGCCGCATCTTCAGTAAACATGTTCATTAAGTCCATGTCTGCTTGGTATGCTAATACGTCGTTTACTTGAACGCCGAAGTACTTACCTTTGTTAACTTGCATATCTTGGTAGATAGGCTCTGGTACTTCATAGTTAAGAGATTGACCCGCAGTGTAGTCTTGGATAGAGATTGAAGGCGCTAAACGGATACGGATTGTATCGCCTTGGCTTTTCAACTCACCTTCGTAGTCAGTGTTAGTTACTTCCGACAAGATGGTGTTAGAGTAGAACTTAGCTAAAAGTTTACCCGACCATAAAGTAGGGATGAATGCACCAGAGTAGCTCTGGCTAGTGGCGAAATCGCCAGTTACAGGATATACAGCGGCCATGATAGGCTCCTTAATATATTAAACAGATTTGGTTAATCACCCGACTACACGACCTTGCATGTAGGCGGAATCAATTTCAGCTTCAAGTTTGTTAGCCTCGTCAATTTTACCAGTACTATTCAACGTTGCAATCTTCTTAAACATAGAAGTTACTTGCGCAGAGGTATAAGTTTTACCTTTCTGCGATGTTGGATTAGTACTAGCCGTTCGAGTCGGCTGTATCTGACGTTCAAGTTCTTGCTTAGTTTCTGCTTTAGGGGCAGGCTCTACTGGTGCGTTTAAGTTTTTAAACATATCCACGTAGTATGCCACGCCTTCTGCGTCTCCATTAGCATACGCTTGCTGTGCTACTGTACGGCGAGGTGCACGTAAAACAGGGTCTACTTCATCTAACCACTCAATCCATTTAGGATTAGCATTTAAGTCTGCAAAGTCTGGGACCAGACGGTGCAACTTAGATTCAAAGCTAGTTTCAGCAACACGTTTTTCTGTCGTGCCTTTAAGTTCAGCTAGTTCTTCTTTCAAAGAATTTATTTGAACTTCATACTCTGCCGCAACTTCTGAGGCTACACGGCGCTGAAAATCAACCATGTCTTCTCCGAAGTTTTCAACATCTTCGTCAGTGACAAAACGCTTAGCATCAAGTGTTTCCTGTTGTTTAATGGATTTAGAAAGCGTACTTAGTTCTGCTTTTAAATCTTTAACTTCAGAATGTAACGCAGGAACATCTTTATCGTACATACCTTTTAAAGTTTTGTACCGTTGTTCCCATACTTTAGCATCGTCTTTGTCTACAGTTGGCTCTGGTTCAGGCTTCGTTGCTTCTTCGACTTCAGAAGTTTCAGGCTCTTGGGTTAACTCTGCTTCCGGTTCAGGTTGTTCTACAACTTCTACTTCTTCTGCTTCTACTTCTGCTGAAGGTTCAGGTTGTTGAGTCTCTCCGTTTAGCTGTCTTTCAATATCTTCTACTTCTTTAATGCGTTGTGCAACTTGGCGTGGTAAAGCCATAACATACTCCTATTAGCTCCAACTCTGCTTCACGCTCCTATAACGGTGTGCGATTCACGTAATGGTTTGCTTGGACTTTAAATTAGCGCTACTTATAGCGCTCCAATACCTCGGACGATTTACTAACCGCCTCAAGGAAATCTTTAATTGCAGAGGCTTTCCCCTGCATTCTATGTATTTGTTGAGTATCCGTGGCTGTCACAAGTGAGTCTTTTGTCTCATTTAACTTGAGTTCCATCAGTTCAACTAAAACTCGCATGTCGTCTGCACTGCAACGATACAGGGCTTGGACATGCTTTTTTTCAGGCTTATTGCCTAAGAATATATTCATAAGTAACTTATAACATTACGCAAACGTATAGTCAACTACAGTAACGTTAACCTCGTTGACCAGTACTAATATTGCGCATCATGTTGCCATCTTCACCACCTACTGGAGACCCGTCAGGTAAAGTAGGGCGACCTTGTTGAGGCGTTTGCTCTGCTTGTTGAGGCGCTTGCTGTGCTTGCGCTCCCATCATAGCTATTTGTTCTTGCAACTGCTGAATGATCTGCTGTTGCTGTTCAATCTGACTTAGCTTATTTCGGTCAGGAACAATGCGGTCTGGGTTCTGGTTCAAGTGTTGAGCGGCGTCACGCAATAACTCAGCCGTACCATCAGTGCCTACAATCTGCTGTGCCATTGGACTATTCAACACTAACTGTAAGAACTCGTTACGACGAATCGCTTCAGCTTCTTTTACTACTAAGCTAGATGCGCCACGTGCATTTACGTTAACATCCCCAATTAAATCAGGGTCATCTGAGTAGCGTAAGTTATCGTGATACAAACGTTCAATCGCAGGAACAATAATGTTTCGGTCAATATTACTAATAACCTGTTTGATACCTTTACCGGCGTTGCTAATTAACATTGATAGACCGGAAGACGTTCGGCTTGCGCCTGCTGTGTGACCGCCTGTCATGTACTTAGGAATCATTGTGTCTTCATCAGCACGTGCTGAGAACTTCTCAAACACTGCCATCAACTCGTTTGCATTTGAGTTCGGTTGGAAAAACTGTAGCGGCGGTGACCCATCATTGTAGTCAGACGACTGGAACTGCCAAATCTTCCAAGGGTGGATGTCAGTAATGTCTTCGCCCGCAGGGAGTCGAGATACATTAACACCTACTTGAGGTCCGGATGAAATGCCCATGTTGTTTGCCATAGCACGAGCTGTAGCATTGACCATCTTCTGAGAGTCACGACATAAATCAGCTACACCTTTACCTGCTACTGAACCTGCTTTACCTTCGTATGAAGTTAAGTAGTAAGGCTTACGCCCTAACGGGTCATAGTTTAATACTGCACGAATTACAGTGTTTCCTATTAACCACACTTCGCAGTTATAACTTAACATAGGGTCAGGAATTTCTTGCTCAGAAAGCCCCCACTCTATTAAATCTTTACCTGAGACACTGTCCCAAAGTTGAATTGCGTCTACTAAGTCGTTAGTATCACGCGCTTCAGAATCTATTTTGTCTTCTACATCTGCTTTTTCAGAGTCAGTCCACAACCACTCACGTAAATTACCTGACCCAAAGTCAGCTAGTACTGTGCGAATCGCATCGTCATTATACCCTGACACGCCTATTAAAGACTGTAAGTCTGTAACTGTCATACGATGGCGCTCGATAACAAACCCATCGTTAATGTCCCAAGCCCACGGCGCCCAGTATAAGTTGAACGGGTCTACACGCTCCCACTCATTACGAATTACATCAACCGCTTGAATTGTACCATCAACGAACTTCATTACTTTGCGGCGACGTTTAATCGGACCTTTCATTACAGCAAATGGAAACGTTACAATATCATCGATAAACTGGTTAAACGCTTTGTACCAACCACCTTCAAGCAACTGGTCTTCCATTTTCATTTCCATACGAGCTACACGAGTTTCAGCTTCTTCTTTTAAAAGCTCCATCATCTCGTCTTTCATACCTTGCGCAATCTGAGCGAGCTCCGCTTCATCAGGCTCTTGTCCTGTTGATTGTTGGAACGCCATAATCTCTTGCGCAAGTTCTGCTTGTAGGGTCTGCTTAATGTCTTCCGGCAACTCAGGAACTGGAGTAGCTCCAATAGCCCAAGGTTTATCTGCCCCTGAACCTAGTAACGTATCTCGCAACCACGATGTAGCCGCGCGACACTTAACCGACGTAAGCTGAATAAAAATTTCTGAGCCTGACTGCTGTTTAATACTAGCAAGTACATCAGGGTCATACTCTCCGTTACGTTGTCTAACACACTGGAACATACGCTCTTCGAGATTACTCTTGCCGTCTTTCGCAGTCTCCCATCGAGACCGTGTGTGAGCCGCTAAACCTTGTATGTATGTTTGCTGTTGAACTTGCTCGCTGTTCCGGCGTGCCTGTTCTTCAAGGTCTTTAACACTTGCCACCGGCATTAAGGCCATGTCAGCCATAGGTACTCTCCAAGTTTATCTTCATGTGAATTGTATATGGGTACGACGTTTATATCAAGTGTACAGATACTTGACTTGTCTAACCTCTTTTCTACTACGAGTTTTAACCGCACCTCGGAACTGCATATCTAATATAGAATCCGCATATTGGTTGGCGTCATGCAAATGCGAGTATTCGTTTTTATCTGGCGACGCGTCAAGCATACCGTTCTTACGTTTCTTATATCGGTACCCATGCTTAAACCCTTTGAGCAACACTTCACACGACGGGTCAACTAAATACATCGCCTGCCCATCCACCTGTTGGTTCAACAGTCGCTCTACAGCCTGTATCCGATACTCCGGTTTGTTAGTCGGAGGTTTAACACACTCGTACCCTGCCGCAGTTAATACGTCAACAAGTGTCATCTCACTCTGCTGTTGCTTCATAAACCCCGCAGGGTCAGGCGCACAAACTATCGGATACCCTACAAAGTTCTGCGCAACAAACGGATTCAGCATCGTATTGACAAATTTCTCTATGCCCATGTTAAACGACGACAACTCCGCTAACGTCAGCACCCGCCCTCTAGCATCACGCTGTTTAAACACGGCACACGGCGTACGTCCAAAATCCACCCCTACAATAAGCGGGTAGTCTGTCATCGGTATCGCCTTTAACGGTTCTTTGGCAATATGAAACTCAGGGATAAATGATTTCTCGTACACGGGTGTACCGGCAAGCGACCTACCGTACTTACAACGCAGGTACACATCAATAAAGTCCACGCTTTTTCCGGGGACAATATCAGGATAATACAGCGGGTCAAGGTTATCTATGTTGTCTGCTTCAGGGTTTACGTACCAAGCTACACCCTGCGCATCAAGTGCGCTTTTAGACTCATCAGGCTCATGCCCAAACTTATGATAATACTCTTCCTCGTTTAACACAGCCGACGGTTGAATATGCACCGACCAGTTATCCGGCGGATTCTCCATCTTATCAAAATGCCACGTGTCCATATCCGGCATGTTCGTATCTAGTATCGCACCTGAACGCGTAGGACCGCCGTCTTTCCCTGAGGGGTAACGACGCAAACGCATCAACAGACCATCTACTACGTCGGGGTGTAACTCTCGCCACTCATTCCCCCATAAGAACGTCGCCTCTAGGGACAGCGCTTTCCGCACATCATCAGGTGTATCAAGGGCAATAAACATAAACTCCGCTTTAACAGTCGTACCGTCTGCGAGCTTATGATTCATGTAAAATGTTTTCTCCGTCGCTTTATATACACCCCACTGGCCTTGAGGAAACCAGTCAAAGAATGTTTTCATCGTCGTAGATTTAAGTTGGTCAACGGTGTTACGTACAATCAACGAACGCGTCTTACGCTCCCCCGCCTGATTAGGCTCCTGCATCATCGCAAGTTTAACTAGTTCATGTGACGTGCACACTGACTTCCCCGAACCTACTGGTCCTGCAAGCACGCGCACATACTTAGGAGATTCCATCATCTCCCACATTGCTTTAGTGGCTTTCATTACTCAGCTCCAAATACCTTAGCGGCGTAGTCACCTGCCGGTGCAATTATTTCAAACGTAGCGTCTTCTATGTCATCGGACTCTTGGTCGTGCTGAATTACAGGCGCGGCGTTGATTGTTTGTGAATTAAAACTTGTCCCATCGGGCGCTACGATATTAAGTACGAGTGAAGGTCCGGACGATGATTCGTCTACTGCTTTTGCAGGTTCCAATCCGCCAAACTTTACTAGTGTTTTAAACGCGTCGAGTTGTACTGACGCAGATACTTCTGGGTCATTCATCAAGTTAATGACAGACCCTACTGAATTAGTCACTGCGGTTTTACACCGTGCTTTAAACGCACTGCCATCATCTTCCACTACTTGTGTGGCGAGACGTAGGCGACGTAAAAAGACGGGGTCCGTTTCAATATTTGTTGCTGTGGTCGCATCGATGTTGTAGTTATCGCAGACTTCAAGGTAGCTATGAACACCTACCGCCAAGTCTATGAAAAACTCGTCGGGTAATGACTCTATTTTTAGAGAAGGTAATCCTGCTGACATTGCAAATCCTCCGTATGTTTTGCGGGTATATGGGGATTGTATAGTGCTTTACGATATTTAGCAATTTTTTGGTTTGGTGTGTGAGCAACTCGTATGGGTGGTGGGGGTGGGTGGGGTGGTCGGGGGTCCATACCCCCCTCCCCCCTTGATGTGCGCACCGCTAGCTGTTGGGGCGTTCGCTGTGAGTCAAATCCCCCTTATGAGAGAGTGACCAACGCCTCGTTTATCGGGTATGTTCGATGGGTGATCTCCAACGCCATACGGTGTGCATCTTCGCCCCAGTGAATTGTGGAATTGAAAGCGGTAACACGTAATCAATGTAAGCATCACGCGAAAAGTATTAGGGGGAATCAGGTGCGCACGCCCATGTAAAGCATGGGTGTCCTTCGGGTAATGCCGGAAAACCTTGTGCAGTTAATAACTGCTAATGACTTGTTCCGTTCGGTGTAGTCTCTTTGACTGATAACAAGCACACTGCGTGCCTATAATCCACCTGCAAGGATTGTTATTGGAATACGGGAATATTGCAGGGGTAAAGCCGTGAGGCTTAACTTATGGGTTCACAATATCAGTGTGCCTATAAATTAATTTTCACAACCAAACAAGGAGTATGCCAATGGCAACTTTATTAAAAACATCTGAAATAACATCCAAAATATCTGGTATCAAACGCACCACAAAAGCACTTCGTGCCAACATTCAAACTGTGCTAGTCAATTCGGCAGCACACGTGTATGAACATGGAGATGTCACACTGTACGCTAAACTATTCGATGCGACGTCAGGGACTAACCGTAAATTAATGGTCAAATGGATTGAGGCTTATGGGTTTGCTCGCATCCAAAAAGACGGTACGTTCAAAAAGAATAAAAAGGCTACTGCTGAAGCTGACTTTAACGGCAAAAAAGAGGTGGCGTTTGCGTACCTAAATGAACACGCTCCACTATGGCACGAAAAAGAGTCAGATGCACCTGCCATTGCTCGTGAGCTTAACCTAGTTAAACGTATGCAATCTTTAATCGCCAGTGCGGAAAAAGATGATGCCACAATTACGCCAGTTGACCTTGACGAGTACCGTAAATTACGCGAACAGTTAGATGAAGTTATGGAAAGACACAGCGCATAAGGGCTTTATGAGGGGCGTAAGCCCCTTTAACCTTAACGTAAAGTTTACAGTAAACACAAATGTCTTTGCAAATGATGTAAGGATGCTTGTGTTTGGTGTATTACAGGACAAAAAAACAGTTTGTCCAGTTGATGTCCACATCTTGTCCAGTAGTTTGTCCACTAAAAACTATTCTCTGTATCCCTTTATATATAAGGTTTATAAGGTTAGTATATACTTATAATGGACAAGTGGACAAGAATTTAGGAGTGAATATACGTGTGGCAAATTTAAAAAGTTCTCACAACACGTGCACCCACAACTCTTAAAATGTTTTATAAGGGATTAACTGCAAAAATCTTGTCCAGTTGTCCACTACAGCCCTAAACCTTTTATAAATCAATAACTTCCAACTGGACAAAACTAGTGGACAAAAGTTCACGTGGACAAAAGCATCTTGTCCCCTACGCAGTCACT